ATTAGTAACACCTGTTGTATATTCTACTGATGTATCTGAATCACTAAATATTCTAAATGTATAACTTTGATGTAGTCTTTTAAACTTATATTTTCTTCCTCTTTGTAGATATAAATCAGGATTAGCAACACCAGTTGCATCATTAATACCATAAGTACCACCACTACCTAAACCCTGTCCACTTACTACAAGTGTTGTTGGAGGTCCATATCTTTGTGTCGCTTTATCTACATCATACTCTATAAAATCTACTTGGGCCGAAGACGATACCAATCCACTTGGTAATCCCCCAATATTACTAAATACTACTTGAGAAGAACCACTTATAGTTCCTGATGGTAAATTAGTTGAGGTATCAACTGAAATGACCCAAAATCCATCATAATAAACATAAAGACTACCATCATTTGATTTCCACCATAAATCACCCTCTGATGGAGAGTCTGGTGCAGTATCTGAAACAGTTACACTTGCACCACTACCACCAGACGAACCAGTTAGTGGAGATAAATCAATAGATTGAGAAACTCTTTCAGAACCAGAGATGTCTTGACCAAAGAAAGTAAGGGTATTTGTACCATCAAAGGAAGCGGATACAAAAGAACCACTATCAAATGAAAATGGTTCAAATGTTACAGTATCTTCTAAAACTTCAATATAATCCGCATAAGTAACATTAGCTTTGTAGAGAGAACCACTATCCTCTAAGTAAAATATCTGACCATCTGAGAAATAAGCAATATTTGTACTTGCAAGGTCAGCCGATGTATATACCTTAAACGCACCTTTAATACGTTCTATATCTGCTAAAACGATATTTGAACTAGCTGCGGTAGATGATAATTGGACTTTACTATTAAATGATGGCATCTTGTATTCTTCTCCCTATATAAATATTAACTCGGTAATGAACCTGAAGCCGGAATTATTCTTATTTCTGCACTCGTCACTGCGTTTTGTCCTGACCTACCAATGACGAAATGTTTATCATAACCATTAATTGAACCAACAGTATCTATCAAATGTATTACCGATGGTTCTGCTCCCCATAGACCACCATCACCTTTTAAAGAAAATACATACCTTCCTTCTGTATTATCACCAAAACCATCTGTCATAGAAGTTGGTATTCCTGTCATTGTTGAACCAGATGGTGCTACAATAATGTATTGTTCTGCCGAAGCTCCCATCGTAAAAGGATTAGACTCACTAATAATTGTATCAAAGTGAGAACCACTTAAAGTTGCAACTCTTGTCATAGTTTTTGAACCTGCTAAAGTCATAGTATCATTTCCTAATGAAGAACTAATTAATCTATATGGTGATAAACTATTAGCAGTATATGCACTTACTTCAGGTGGAGTATCACTTGTAACAGTAGATGCACCCATAAGAGCATTGTAATTACCACTTAGACCAGCCTCACTACCATAATTTGAACGATAAATATAAACTATTGGTTGTGCCGCTGATTCAGTTATAGTGAAGCTTCTACTATAAGCATTACTCTTACCAGCAGTATCTGTTACTGTTAGTGTATAATTGTAAGTTGCAGCTGATAAGTTTGTTGCTGCTTCTATATCTAAAGAGGAAGAGTTTGAGTTACCAAATGTCATTTGTAATGAACTAGCATCTGTGCCACTCAATACAACATCAAAAGGAACATCATTTTCGGTATCTGTTATAGTAACACTAACCATAGAAGTACCCGTTACTGCATTATCAGTTTCGTAATTTGATGATTGGTCTGTAAATGAAGCTACAGGTGCATCATTTTCAGCAACGGTAAATGTTTGGTTACTATATGTTGTTGATTCACCATAAGTATCAGTAACAGTAATATCGTAGGTATAAGTTTGAACACTCAAGTTAGTTGCTGCTTGAATACCAACCGATGAAGAATTAGAATTTGCAAATGCCAATTGTAAATCAGATGCATCAGTACCACCCAAAGTAACATCATAAGGTACATCATCTTCGGTATCAGTAATACTCATACTTACCATAGTTGTACCTGTGGTAGCTAAATTATCTAAGAAATTAGCAGTTTGATTTGTAAAGGTTGTGGTTGGTGCATCGTTACCAACTACACTTACCGAAAGTGAATCGGTAGTTGTTGTACCAAAAGTACTTGTAAATGTAATAGTAGTGTCAATAGTTTCACCACTCTGTGTCACGGACCCACTTAAATCTAAACCAATACTTAACTGACCGCTTGAGTTTATTACTATCGATGGATTAGAAGATGACCATGTACCTGTTTGGTCTGAGGTATATTGTGCTTGAGTAGACCCATAATCAGTAGTCTTTATAGTAGTTGTATCTAACTCAGACTCTTTTATATAAGGGCCAGCTGACCAGTTATCAGAAAGAGTTGCACCTGTATCATCTGAAATCGGAACATCTACCAAAGATGCAGATGATATTGCATTATTAAAATTATCTTTTACTTGAACCCTATACTGATAAGAGTTAATTAAATCTGAGTTTAGGTAGATACCTGTTTTTCTTGTCACAACACCACTCGAATCCATTTGGAAAGGATTTTCATGTGGGTCTGATACTTGAGAAGTTCCCCCATAAGAACCAGAAGATACTTCTACTCCATCTAAAAATAATTTGTAAAGAGAGAAAGTAATAAATGAAATACTATCACCTTCATTATCAGCAGCTGAAATAGTACCAACTGTTGCTCCATTGGCCGAGTTTTCGTTTATTGCTGATAAAGTTTGATTACTTACTGTTGGTACTAAGTTATCAGTTCCATTTACTCTAATTGGTAATGTTGTTATTGCATTAGAATCTTGACTTGGATAGTGTTCATCGGATGCACTAATACTAAATGTATAAGAAGTTTGTTGTTCGTAATCTAAAGAAGAAGTATTCTGTAAAATATCAACATAAGTAGCATACTTAATTACTTCAAAATGATTATTATCAATTGAACTCGAATATATAGTAATTGTATCACTTTCTGCGTCAGTAAAATAAACTCTCTTGACTAATGTGTCATCGGATGAGTTTTCATTTAAATTTGCAGTAACAGATGTTATTACATTACCACTTACCGAAGTTTCTCTAAATACAGGTGCTTCATTTGGAGTGACAATAATATAAATATTTTTAGAAGTAGTATCAGTACCATCGTTTGCAGTTATTGGTACTAAATGACCATGAACACCAGCAGATACTAAATCTGTATTAAATGATGCCGATGTTGGTACTGCATTTAAAGTCATAACTCCGTTGGAAGCTACTCGTACTAAATCATCTGTGTAAGATGAACCTGTGTTAAACGTTAGAGAATCACCATCTGCATCTGTTGCAGAAATAGTAGTTATTGTTGCACCATTACTTTCGAACTCTTCAATAGTTTGATTACCAGTTGATATGGATGGTGCAGTATTACCTGTACTTGGAAAGAATACTGCATTTAAAAATTCTTGTACAGTAGTTGTTGTACCAAAATTAACATTATAGACACCACTTGGTAAATTTTCATTTGTAACAACTCTATCTCCATCATAAGAAGCACTACCTGATATAGATAATTCATTTATTCTTGTATCAAATGATGAAGATTCAACAAAATAAGATGAAGTAAAGGAATTCAATGCATCTACATCGGCATCTCCTGTTGCTGAAGATGAAATAATAAAATTACTACCGTCTTTTACAACTGTAATATTAGTACCTGCAATAATATCAGGTGAACCATCTATATCATCATATCTAACACCAAGAATAGGACCTGAAGAAGAAATACTACCTACAATCGCTTGACCAAGACTTGCAGTACCTGCAGGGGCTTGTATATCACCACCAACGGTAAAATCACCCGCAATATTAGACGCGGATACTATACCTTCAATCTGTTTACTTTGAATCAATGTTGCCATCTACTATCTACTCACTATTTTTCCTTTTACTAAAAAGTCCTCTTTAACTATGTCTATTGGACTTTTAGTAATATTCTCTGTAAAATTTATAACTATATCTGTTCCTACTTCTCCTATTGTATAAGTATTAGCAGTTTTTTTAATTCCTTGTAAATACACATCAACATAATCACTTTCTATGTCAACTTTTATCTCTTCATAATTAAATCTTTTATTAGAAAGTGTTAGAACAAATAAAGTTTCATTAACCAAAGATATACTATCAGGAGTATGTTCGAATACTCCAACATCATCTAGTACCTTTAAAACCAAGTCTTTTACTCTTTGTCTATCATTAAAAGGTACAACCCCAATATTTGGTCTTGGTTTACTCATAATAACTCCAAATCTCCCTCTACTTTAATATCATCGGTATCATCTAATATAAAAGGAAAATTTGATTTAAAAAATTTTACAAAAAATGTTGTTCCTTTATATTCTGTAACATAATCCCTTTCTAAAATATACTGCCCATTTACAAAAACATCAAATCTAGCATGCTCTTTTCTATATTCTCTTAAATCTAATCTTAAATCTTTTACTTTTACATTTTCTAATTTAAAAATATAGTAAATACCATGAGTTAAATTATGTGATATTAATCTAAACTCATTTGGTTCGTGTACTTGTTCTAATATGACTTTTAATTCATTTATCATAATTCAATAAACTTTCCTGTTATACCAATTTCATCTGTATTTTCTACTATATAACCCAATGAACCTGTTGTTGCAATTAAATCATCTGGATAACTTCCACCAACTGATAATGAACCGGTATCAAAAGTAAAATTAATTTCAGTACCAGCTTTTACATACGTATATTTTTCTGGTTTAATAAATACACCATTTATATACACTCTAAAATAATCTTCAGCAGAGAACACATCACTTAATTCAGGTGGGATTCTTGGTAATCTAACATTTGATAGTTTTATAGAATCTGCACTTACATAAGTTGCTTCTTGAGAACCACGGACTGCCATAAAGTCAATTACATCAGAATATTCATTATATAAACTTTGTTTTGAGAATGGAACACCACCTCCACCTGTTAAATCTGTTTCAGTTCCCCATACTACTTTTTTATTAGTAAGAGTTTTTTGAGTAGTTGGTTGATTATCATATTTTTCTGGTAAAAGATATGCATATACTGCCATTGTAAATGTAGTTCGTACTATTCTTTGGTCTGTTTCACCAACTTCGGTAGTATTATCAAAGGAGTCTATTTTAACTCTAAACTTATACTTTTCTTTATCTCCCCAATATTCATCTGTTGCATATTGGAATGCCTCTACAATCTTATTCATATGTTCGGTAAAGTCAGTCCAAATGATTACCTCATATGTTATATTCACATAATCAGGTATAGTAATATTGTATTGTTCAACAGGTCGTTGAGTAGATGTCATTGCTGAAAATCTATCGTATCTGTGTTTTTTAGAATACTTTGATACTGATGGATAAGACAAGTTTCTATTCATTGTGTTAGGAATAGTGTCATCTCTGTTGATTGAATTTCTCTTAAACATTATAAGAGGTATTTGTAAAGATCCGTTTTTATCTCTCAAATACCCATCTTTTCTTACTGCTTTGTATCTTTCAGGATTACCATAAATTACAGGTATTTTTACCTTTTCACCCAAACTTTCCACAGTTGGAACAACAGTATCAGTCATATATTCTGCAATAGCCAAGTCAACATCATATAGTTTTATACCCATCTGATTTCTTGGTTCAGTTTTAAGTTGTTCTGCTCTATTAAGTGGTCTTCTCATTGGGTCTAAAGCCATATTACACCACCCTATCTACTATTTGAACTTGTGACCTTCTTACCATAACACCAGTTGCTAAGATTTGTAAGTTAGCATCACCAAATTGATTATTAACATCATCATATACATCAGGTAATCCACCGATTAATTTGTTTTCTTTCACATTTGAAATTTCATAATAAGTTTCATCAAACAAAATTACATCACCTATCTCAGGATACCCATATACTGTATTTTGTATTGCATCTGCTGGAACTTCATTTCCATTTATAGTTGTTATGGTTGGTAAAGTTTGAGTTCTCAATCTTTGTCTATTAAATCTAAACTCTGATACTTGACGAGAATCAGGTCCGAACCCTTCGTATTGTTGACTCATAGGTTCTCTATCAACAATACACATTAGATTAGCTGGTTCGTGGTATACTCTTCCTAAACTTTCACCATATAAGTTAGTTTTGGATTCACCAACAGAAACCTTAAATAAGGTCACATATTGTGCTACCACATAATCTACTACTTCCTCAGAAATAGTTTTTAGAAAATCTAAATCCTTTGAGTTGAAAAATTTCGCCATTTATTAACCTACGTATATTGCTAAAGGTGCTCTTCTTATTATTTGTTCTTGTTGTTCTACCATAGCAGCTTCATTCTCCATTCTTTGCTTTCTACTTACCTCATTAAGATTTTCTCTTAATTGTTCAATAAGTGAATCTTTTTCAGTTTGAGCTTCTGCTCGTAAAGCTGCACCATCTAGTGATACTTCAGAACCTGGTATTGGAACAGAACTATATTTTTCTCGTATAGCACCTAATAATTCTTTAGCAAGGGCTAGTGTATATTTTCTTATCCATTGTCTACCAACATCGTTTATCTTTGAGTATTCATTGAAGCTATACCCAACATTAGAGTAATCTGATACTACATTAGGTAAAATAACAGTACTTCCTTCCCTAAAATCTTTTTTAACATAGTACTCAAACCACAAAGTATCTTCTTGTGTTGGTTTTGGAAAAATCTGAAGTTTATTATTTACTAAATGAAATGTAAATGCAGATTTTCTAAACTGGTCATTAAATTCTATTTGTTGTATTCTCAACATATCCTCATAGATAGGCATTAGAATAAACTGTGCTGCGGGTGAGAATGAACCAAATCCAAATTCATCTACCAAATTAAGTGTTCCTTGTCCACTTACTGAATATGGGTCAAAGAATCTTTGTATTGCAGGTGAAGCTTCGTGAAATACTCTTGTTACTGCTAAATCTTCACCACTTTCACTTACATCAGCCCATAAAGTTTTTAAGTCATACTCTTGTGAACCAGTATTTACTGTTATACTTCCTTTTTTAATATCAACATTACCACCAACTTGACCTAATGTTCCATAGGACTCTGCAATAGTAATTACATTGTTGATTTCACTACCTTGAACTGACTGACCTGTATAGTTTGAACCCGTTGGTTGTCCTTCTAAAGCACCTAGATTGTTTCTTATATTAAACTGATTTACTTGAGCTGAGTATTCACTTACTGCTTCTTCAAATACTGCAAAGAAACTACCTGACTCTAACTCAACATCAACTATTGGGTATCCTAATCTCTTAGCACACCACGAAGCAACTTTAGGTGCATCGGTTTGAAATTGTAAATCACTATCATGTGTTCCAAATGGGGTAGAACTACCACTACTAAATGTCGCAGTGCCTTTCCATATTCTTGATGTAGCCATTATCTCCCTTTTTTCTTATACTTTTATACTCATATAAATATAAAGGATAAAAAAACGAAAGGTTTTTTTGGAAAGTTAGTTTAATTTCTACAAATAAAATTTAAATAATCTTGCAGCGTCAACACTACCTTCATCTTCTGATGTTATCCAAAAAGTAGTAGAATCTAAGATTTTAATTGCTTCTATTTGTGATTTACCAACATATATTGGATAAGTTTCAATAGAAAAACTTTTATTTAATTGAAAGTTTTTTATTCTTATTAAATGGTAATCTTTAAAATTAAGAGTTCCTGTCATTACTAATAGTTTATTAATATCATCATAGTCTGCAGATGTAATGATTAATTTAGTATCTATCACACCAACAAACTCCGCTTCATACTTACCACTTATTTTTGGTAGTCGGTATATCTCTGTTATTTTTTTAAGTTTATTTTTGGTAAATATAAGTAAATCATCTCCATAGGATACAAGACCTTCTGCATCATATTGTGATGAGTCATATATTGTGCTAAATTGAGTCTGTTCAGGATACCTAAACTTAATAATTTCTGATGTGGTACTATCTTTATGTATTGGTATTTTTATAATATTAAGGTTGGTTCTATTGTCATAGTTATTACCAATATCACCAATAAAAATATGAGTACTATCTTTTGTTATATCCTCCCAATCAGTATTTTTACCCCTTACCTTTCTTTCATAAATAATTTTACCAAGATTATTTAAATAATATAGTTCTGATTTACCACCTGAATCGTTAAATGTTATTAGTTCATTGTCAACTAATTCAAGACCAGATGTTTCATTTATTTTATCATCTAATTTAATAGTGATAATAGGTTTTTGGCAAGATGTAAGTAGAAGTAAAATTGCGAGTAATAGTAATAGTTTTTTCATAATTAAAATATAATAAAATATAAATACAAAGTCAATAAAAAAAGGGGAGGAACCGAAGTTCCACCCCTTAATAAGTGTAATCCAATATAACTCGAAAGTTATTAGATGTTGCCTAAGTCTTTTACGTAAATTTTTCCGTAAAATTCCGGACGCACCATCTTCTTAGCATAACGAGTCATAACTCCTCTACGTGGAGTGAAGTTAGTTGTATCGTATACTAATGGAGTCATGATTAGTGGTACGTATGGAGCGTAAACTGCACCAGTTTCTAGGAAGTTATTTCCTCTAAAACCTAACAAGATTTCGTTAGAAGTCATGTATGGGTTTTTGTAAACTTGGTAACGGCTAGCCATAGAACCGATTTGAGATACACCAGCTGCGTAAGACATAGCGTCTTTGTCAGCATTAACAACGAATCCTGGAATAGACTCAAGGATTGTACATACGTCTGGAGAAGCTACTAAGAAGTTAGCACCACCACGTAGTGTCAATTGGTGAATCTTGTTGGATACTTTGTTGATTTTAGCTCCAAGAGTTTGGAACCAAGTGTTTTTTGTATAAGCTTGTGCGTTAGTTGCACCAACCCAAGCAGAAGTGTCTTTGTTGTACTCTTCACCGATTGTTGCAGACCAGAACTCTTCAGTTAGAGCGTTTGACTTCAACATATCTAAGATTTCTAAGTCGATTTCTAAAGAAATGTACTCAGATAACATAGAAGTTAGTTCAGCCTCAGCATCTACTGAATGGTAAGCGTTAAGGTCTTGTGCCAATTCTGGTGTCCATACTGCTTTTAGTTTTCTTGTTTTCGCTACGATTGCTTCAGAACGTAGTTCTAAGTCAATCTCAGGAATGTCAAGAGCAGTACCTGATGGAGAACCACCACCTACTACAGGTGATTTGTCTTCGAAGTCACCTCTGTTTTCAGCAATTGGTTGCTGTGAGAAGTTCACTAAAAGACCGTCTGCCAATGCAAGACCAGTTGTTTTTGCGAATACTTCGATGTTAGAACCGTTTACTGCAGTGTGAGCTGGATAGAAAGTATCAGCACCTGAGAAGTCAGAAGAAGAAACATAGTAGCTTCTTACTGCATCTAGGTCTGGTCTTGTTAGTCCAGCGTGTGCAAAAGAGATTTTTGCAAGTGTTCCGTCTGCTACAGAAGCAGATAGAGATGAATCGTATCCTACTTCTTCCCAAGAAGCAGAAGCTAATGTCAATGAACCATTAGCGATAGTCGCTGATTGGTCATTTACAGAATATCCATAACGACCATCGCCGTATAGACCGTTTACTGCAGAGTCAGTTGAACCTAAGTCGTTACCAGTACCACCGAAAAGAGACTTTCCGTTGAAATCTGGGTTACCTGGTTGGTCAGTTCCATATTTGAAGTCTAAATAGAAAATTAGACCTGATGGTAAGTTCATTGGTTGTACAGACACAAATTCTTGAGCTGCGATTTCACCAAAGATACGTCTTACCAATGGAAGTGCAACACCACTCCACTCTTCAGAACCAGCAGAAGTACCTGTTGCAGTAGCTTCGTCTAGTAGTTGTTTTGCTTGGTTTTCTAGAAGTACAGAAATTTGAGATTGCTCTCTTTCCTTAAGACCCTCTAGTAGGCCTGTTTGTTCCCACTTACTACGAAGAGCACGAGTCTCAGCCAACATTACTGACTGAGGATTCTTACCTTCCATAAGTTTTGATAAATCAAAGTTTGCCATTTTATTAATATCTCCTTTTAATTATTTTATATTAGCAAGTTTTTTGAAGCGTTCTGCCATTGCGTTTGTACTCTCAGAGATAATTTCTTTCTGTGGAGCAGTTGAACGAGTAGCTTTTGATGCGAACGATTCAGTTATTTTAGTTTTTGGTTTTCTCGTTACAGTACCATTGTTATATTTGAATGATTCTGCTAGAGTGCTATAAACAAGTTTTACTTCACGCACATTACCTGTTCTGTCTAATGTTTCAACAACTTTCATTTTTTGTTCGTTTGTTAATTCATAAGAACGGAATAGTTTGTTTGTGTAAAGAAGTTTTGCGTTTAGAAGGTTTACTTCGTTGATTGTAGATTGTAGTTCTTTGATAGTAGCATAAGCTTCTTCAAGTTCAGCTTCCATTTCAGATACTTCTTCATGAGAATCTTCTTCTTCATGATAAGTTTCTTCCACTTCTTCCTCTTCACCATATCCCATTTCACGTAGAATTTCTTCAAGGTCGATGTCGTCATCTTCGTCTTCATCTTCCTCTTCTTCAGCTTCTTCTGATTCTTCTTCTTCAGAAACTACTTCTTCTACTTCCTCTTCCTCATTGTAAGAGTGTGGGTCATCTACGTCTTGTACGGCATCCACATCATCAGCGGCTTCTTCAACCTCTGCTTCTTCGTGGTTACCTTCTTCAACTTCGTCTTCCTCTTCCATTTTGTCCATCTCAGCTAACTCTTCTTCGAGTTCTCTGATGATTTCAGCTAGGTCAAGTTCGTCTTCGTCTTCTTCTTCGTGGTATCCTTCTTCTACTTCATCTTCATGTTCTTCTTCAGATATAGTAGCTTCTTCTACCTCTTCTTCTTCAGCAACAACTTCTTCTACTTCCTCTTCACCTTCAGATACTTCTTCAGCTGATTCATCTTCATGACCAACTTCAGCAGTTTCTTCTTCAGTTTCAGGATCTAGTTCAGTATGTGCACCGTCAGCTGATTGCACTTCGCCATCTTGTGGTTCTTTGTTATCACCAGCTCCAATCTCAGATGAATCATCACCCGCATCTTCAACCATATCAGCCTCTTCTTCTTCTTCCATTTCTGCTTGAAGTTTCTGAGATAGAATTGATTGTAGTTGTGGAGTAAATGCTTCTTCTAAAGCGATTTTAGCATTAGCGATAGCAGTTTCACGTACAGATTTAGCGTCAGCAATAGCTTCTTTCAATAGTTTTGAATTTGCCATTTTGGTTAATCCTTTTTATCGTTACTCTAAGATTATTGGAAATCTCAATCAAAAGTTTATTTTATGGGCTTTTCGTTCACCACTCATATAGGAGGGTATTCATTAACCAATAAGATAGGAACCTAAATAATTAGGTTATTATAGATATAAGTATAAGTTTTCTAAAGAAAACCTAAATTCTATTGTTTGGTTTACTCTTCAACAATTCTATATATTGTTTTCGTATGGCTTGTTTCTTTTTTTCTCTTTTAATTGCCGATGGTTTTATATATTCTTGTCTGTTTTTTACTTCTTGAAGAATACCAAACTCATTAACTTTCTTTTTAAATATTTTAAGTGCTCTATTTAAGTCACCATTACGAACTTTTACTATAACGTTTTTTGCCATTTATTTTTTTTATTATGCTCCTGTTTTGGAGAATGTTGGTTTTTTACCTTTTGATTTACTAAGTCCTTTTTTACTATCACCCGCTTTCTTTTGGTCTGCTCTTTTTCTTCTTACAAATGCAGCTCTACCTTTTGGGCCAAGTTTTGCAGCTTTTTCTTTGGATAAACAAGCGGCGTATGCTCCACCTTCTTTACCAGCACCACACTTTCCTAGTTTCTGACCATCACTACCGTATCTATCCCATCCACCACCTGTTGATGAACCTGTCTTACCTTTACCAAACCACTTTCTTAGGTCTTCGTTGTGAGGTTCGTTAACGATTTCGTGTAGTATGTCTGAAAGTGTTGTCACTATCCTACTGCTTTATTAATTAAGTCTATATGTCCTTGAATATACTGATGTTCTTCTTCTAAGCCCATCATTTCTGCCATCTTCATTATTTGATGACCTATAATTTCACCAACTTGTCCGTAGAACTCATCAGCATCATATCCATCTTCTTGAACGTGCTTTTCTACAAAGAACAATACATCATGTAATTTAGCACTTCTTTCAGCTAAATCTATATTTTCTACTTTATCTTCTATACCTTGATAAAGTGCAGTTGCACCAGGACATACATCAAAGTGTTTGGTCTGATAATCACCCACTACAACTCCATTTTCTTCTTCTACGACATCTTCTTGTAAATCTTGAGTTGGTGTAAAGGCATTGACTCTTAGGTCGTTATATACCTTCATTTGTTCTACACCTATTTCTGATAGTAATTTTTTTAATTTCATTATTTTAGTTTTTTAAGTATTGAGTTTGTGTTAACTATAATTCTACAGGTATCCTTTGGGTTACTCCACTCAGATTTGTGTGCAGGCATTTTTATTTTACTTGTTACCCACTTCGGTATTTCCTTATCTACATCAGCTTTGTTATTATTATATAACTCTAAATTATTTTTTCCTTTAGGTTTAAAATCTAATACTATCGCACCATATGCCTCTGCATTAGCTCCTACTCCAAGATTAAATTGAATTTTATTTCCTTTTACATCTATTGTAGGTTGTGAAAATTTAGGCAATGAACCCAAAAAGCCACTTCGGCTATCTTCAATAAGTTGTTCTTTTTTTAAAATATCTTTTAGTTTCATTATATATTTACCTTCTTGCTTTTATAATTAAACCCACTATTTGTTTTAATGTGGCATGGTCTAAGAATTTCTTTGTTTTATTGTCTACATTATCATAGACTTTTAGTATCATATTAGCCGTCTGAACATCTACTCCACCTTCGTGTTGATGATTTTTAACAATTCTTCTAATAATATCCATACCACCTCTACGTTCATTTATTGTGGCCTCTTTTAAAACACCATCTAAGTTAAATGCATCTGCAATTGCTTTTCTGAACTCTAATAATTCATCATCGTCTAGTTTTCTAAAT